GTGGGCAAAACTTAACAAAGAAGAACTAAATAGCGAAGAGGAAACACTGGTTTCTCAGTTAGTCAATGTTGAAGGGGCGGCTATATAATGGCACATGAAAAGGAATTATTTATTGATTCTTTTATCGAGGAAGCACTGGCAGGCAGAGCAAACTTCTCTGAGGATATTATAGATCAAGTTGCTACGGATGTTAAAGACGCATTTAAACAGCAACTAACCAGTGGTCCTCGTGGTGACTTTAGACTTAGGATGTCAAACATAGGCCGTCCTAAGTGCCAACTTTGGTTTGAAAAGAATAGCCCCGAAGACAAAGAACCTTTTAAACATAACTTCTTAATTAATATGTTGTTTGGTGGGATAATTGAAGCAGTGTTTAAGGGAGTACTTAGAGCCGCAGGTGTTCCCTTTAAGGATAACGATAAGGTAACATTAGACTTAGGTAATGGAACTAAAGTTAAAGGGGAGTACGACTTAGTACTAGACAATAGAGTTGATGACGTAAAATCAACTACTCCTTATGGCTACGAGAAAAAGTTTTCTAGCTTCTATGACCTAAGCAGTTCAGATGACTTTGGCTATGTATCTCAATTGGCAGGGTATGCCACAGCATCAGGCCACGAGGTTGGCGGTTGGTGGATCATAAATAAACAAGATGGTAGATACAAATATCTTTCGGCAACGGAGGAGATGGACGTACCTGCTGAACTTGAAAAGATGAGGGCTACTGCAGATTACCTAAATAATGACATGCCCTTTGAAAGATGCTTTGAACCTGTACCCGAAACGTTTAGTAGAAAACTAACAGGAAATGTAGTGCTACATAAAACGTGTGGGTTCTGTTCATACAAAAAGAAGTGCTGGCCTGAATTACAGATTAGGGACTCCTTGCTATCTAAAGCAAAAGTAAAACCAGTGGCATACTACATAGAAATAAATTCACATAAAGAGGCAGCATAATGGTAAAGATGACAATTGAAGGTACAGACTACGACACAGATAATATGACAAATGAACAGAAAGAATTAGTTGAACTTTTAAAAATTAATACAAGTACATCTGGTTTTTTAGGTCACGCATTTAACTGTGTAAATGCAATAGGTAGAGTTAAAATTGATGAATTAAAGGCTCTCCTAACAGATGGTAAAAAAGAATAATAGCAAACGTAGACACAATTCTCGACGCTACAGAAGTGGCTTAGAAGAAACACTTGCTGACTACTTAACACATCACCAAAAAGAAGTACGCTACGAACTACTGAAGGTCCAATGGGAGGATCTTCGGTATCGTACCTACACACCTGACTTTCAGTTAGACAACGGCATCATATGTGAGGCTAAAGGATTGTTTGATAATGATGACAGGCGTAAGCATTTAGCTATTCAAAAGCAACACCCTGAACTAGATATACGTTTTGTATTTAGTAATGCCCAGGCTAAACTGTATAAAGGTTCTAAGACTCGTTACTCAGGATGGTGTGAGAAGAATAACTTTAAGTGGTCGCACAGAGTTATCCCTATAGAATGGCTAACAGAAAAAGGTAGGTGTACTTCTGCTACTGTGATAAAGTTAAAAACAAAAAGAAAGGATACATAATGGGATACACATTAGCAGACGATGAAGTTGCTCTTATACTTCGCCCAATACATTTTAATACTGAAGGAGAGTGGACTGGTTTAATATCTACAGGATTAGCTCTTGGCCCAGAAAATAAATTAGATAAAGATATAGTAACAGATCTTATTAGGTGTGCTACATTCCTGAGTGCCTTTTTAAGTATTGCTCACGAGTTCCCTGATGTTGTGTCGATAATAGAAGAGCGTAGAGATGAGATGATAGAGATGTTTGAACAAGATGCAGAAGAAGAAACAAACGGATTACCCGAAGTAGAAATAGAAACATCAGGGGGCAACGTAATAAAGTTTGGCCCGCTAACTAAAACAAAAGGCAACGCATGACAGACGATATGGTTAATCAACCTCCTCATTATAATCACGCTGGCATTGAGTGCATTGAGGCTATTGAAGCGGCACTTACTCCAGAGGAGTTTAGGGGATACTGCAAAGGTAACATTATTAAATATACTTGGCGTGAGGGGTATAAGAATGGCGATGAAGATTTAGATAAATCTGCTTGGTATACAAACAGAATACGTACCTATGAGGAACGAATGGCGGAAAAAAGATGAGCTACAGATCTTTCCATATATCTTTTGCAATGAAGGTAGACGAAGAGGGCAATGTCCTATCACTAGTAGAAGATGAACACGAGAGAGATGTTGAAGAAGTAATAGCAAATGCATTGCATGATATTGACGATGTAAGAATAGAAAAAATTAAAGTCAGGGGAAAAGACTATGGACGGTAACTATTTACCAACGGACTATCAATCTTTCATTCACAAATCACGCTACGCAAGATGGCTAGACACGGAGGGCCGCAGAGAAAGTTGGCACGAAACTGTATCACGTTACATTATTGAGTTAAGAAAAATATATGGCTTAGATACAGACACAAGAAAAGAGTTGTATGACGCTATTATATCTCTGCAAGTAATGCCCTCTATGAGAGCTATGATGACAGCAGGACCTGCACTAGATCGAGACAATACAGCAGGGTATAATTGCAGTTACCTTCCAGTTGATGACCCCAAGAGTTTTGATGAAGCTATGTTTATACTACTGTGTGGTACAGGTGTCGGTTTTTCTGTTGAACGGCAATACATATCTAAGCTACCTGAAGTACCAACAATGTTTGATAGTGATACAATTATTATAGTTAAGGACAGTAAAGAAGGTTGGGCTAAAGCATTTAGACAAGTACTGGCATTGCTATGGGCAGGTGAGATACCTAAGTGGAATACATCACTTGTTAGACCTGCAGGAGCTAAACTAAAAACATTTGGTGGCAGAGCTTCTGGCCCAGCACCTTTGATAGATCTGTTTAACTTCTGTATTGCTACATTCAAAGGCGCACAGAACCGCAGGTTGTCTAGCTTAGAGTGCCACGATATTATGTGTAAAGTAGGAGAAATTGTAGTCAGCGGTGGGGTAAGGCGTAGTGCTATGATCTCGTTGTCAAACTTATCAGATGACCGTATGAGACATGCTAAGTCAGGCAACTGGTGGGAAACTGCCCCGCACAGAGCATTGGCTAACAACTCAGTTAGTTACACAGAAAAGCCAGACATGGAGACATTCTTACGTGAATGGACTGCACTAGTTGAGTCTAAGTCAGGAGAGCGCGGCATCTTCAACAGACAGGCTAGTAAGAAACAAGCAGCTAAGAATGATAGACGGGACACTGAATGGGAGTTTGGGACAAATCCTTGCAGCGAGATTATATTACGCCCATACCAATTTTGCAATTTAAGTGAAGTAGTTGTAAGAGTTACAGACGATTTAAAGAGCCTATCTAATAAAGTTAGACTAGCTACTATAATTGGTACATTACAATCTACCTTTACTAAGTTCCCCTATCTACGTAAGGTTTGGCAGAACAATACTGAAGAAGAAAGACTACTAGGCGTGTCCCTTACAGGTATAATGGACAACCCATTGCTCACAGCTAAGAACAAAGGACTAGCACAAACGCTAGATCATCTTCGTCTTGTTGCTGTTGATACTAACAAGGAATGGGCAGAGCGTTTAGGTGTGCAGCAGTCTACTGCTATTACTTGCGTCAAGCCTAGTGGAACTGTATCACAACTTGTAGACAGTGCGTCTGGCATCCACGCTAGACACAGCCAGTATTATCATAGGACTGTTAGAGGTGACAACAAAGATCCTATTACCCAGTTTATGAAAGACCAGGGTATACCTTCAGAGTTATGCGTAATGAAGCCAGATACTACCACTGTGTTTACGTTTCCGATTGCGTCACCTAAAAATGCTGTAACTCGTAACGACATGACAGCCATAGATCAACTAGAGATGTGGTTAACCTATCAACGGCACTGGTGTGAACACAAGCCTTCTGTAACCATTTCAGTTATGGATGACGAATGGCTAGAGGTAGGTGCTTTTGTATATAAGAATTTTGATGAGATGAGTGGTGTGTCTTTTCTGCCACACTCAGATCATACCTATCAGCAAGCACCCTATCAAGAGTGTACCAAGGATGAATACAAAGCGTTACTGAAAGACTTCCCTAGTAAGATTGACTGGGAAAAGTTATCTTCTTATGAACAGGAAGACAATACTGTAGGGATGCAAACCCTAGCGTGTAGTGGAGATGTATGTGAGATTGTGGATCTTACGTAGTGCAACTGGACCTTTTTAAAACCTTACCATACAAGATTGAAGGTCCATCTAAGTTCTGCAAAAAGTGTGACATTCTTAAGCCTATGAATTCCTTTAGGCTATATCGTCGAGCTACAGGAGATCGTAATTCTAGGGACAGTAAGTGTAAAGACTGTTCCCGCCATGCGAACAATGTAATACGAAGACTTAGGGCTATTTCTCCAGCACCAGAAGGACAGTGTGAGTGCTGCCTTGTAGAGACAGATAAACTTGTATTAGATCATTGTCACGATACTGAAATATTTAGAGGTTGGTTATGCCCTCCATGCAATCTTGGCATTGGGGTTTTGGGGGATACAATAGGGGATATTAAAAAGGCACTAAACTACTTAAACAAAACATCAAGGAAGCAATAGCCCTATGAGACTAGAACACGAAGCCAATGCACACATTAATAAAAAACAAAATAAATTTAAAAAAGAGTTCCACGAACTTATTCATCCGTTGCGAACTTTACTAAAAGACAATCTTAATAATACAATTGAGTTAGACAACTCTTTATTGCACTTACTAGAAGTTGAGTTGTGGGCGCAACGAAGTGTTGAAATCTGGGGTGTCAAGTAGTCATAACGGGGTTGTGATTATAGCAATTTATAAATGCTACAAAATGTGTATAACTCCTGTAGTAAGTCAG